GGGTCGCGCAGCTGGCCATCATGATCCGTGACGGCCTGTCGGAGCCCCCGGATGCGGCTCGGCGGCTACAGCCGACATGGCTGGATCCGGCGCTGCCGTCGCTGTCGCAGGCGTCGGCCGCGGTGCAGCAGCAGGTCACCGCCGGCATCCTCCCCGCAGATTCGGACGTGACGCTGGAGCGTCTCGGCTATGACCAGCCGACGATCCAGCGGGTCCAGCAGCATCGCCGCCAGGCGGGCCCGTCGGACGTGGCACGCCTCACCGAGGCCCTCACCCGCAGCGCATCAGCGATGGGAGACGTGGAGGGAGGCTGATCCCATGGTGGCGACGCCGTCCGAGTCCCGCATACAGCAGGCCCGGACCGGTGCTCTCACCCAGCTCCTCATCCGCCAGCTCGCCCCTCAGCTGGCGGATGGCATGCCGGCCGTCGAGTACATCGCCGCATGCGTAGCGGCGCAGCGGCTCGGCCACGAAACCGCGGCCGCCGACATGGCGGCATTCATCGGCGCCTATCGCCGCGAGCAGGTGCCGGGGCGGGATATGCCGGCCCCGGTGCAGGCGGAGGACCCGGAGCGGCTGGCGGCGTGGCGGGCGTGGCGCACCGCAGACGCTGTGGAGCAAGTTCAGCAGGAGCGCATCCCGCAGGAGCAGGCCGACGCTGCGGTGCGCATGCAGGCCGAGGGAGCGTACAGGGATACGCTCGGCGCGGGTAGGGACACGCTGCTGCTGTCCTCCCAGCGTGCCGGCACCCGGTGGCGTCGCATGACCGGCCCGTCACCGTGTGCGTTCTGTGCGATGCTGGCCGGTCGCAGCGACTACACCACCCGGGAGTCGGCGGTCACGATCGTCGGACGCCGAGGCCGCATCAAGAAGGGTGGCCGCCCTGCGGGCAGCCGGTTTCACGGGCATTGCACCTGCACCGCTGTCGAGGTCCTTGGCGCGGGCGATAGTGTGCAGCAGGGGTGGCGGGACGCCTACGAACAGGCTGTGCAGGAGTGCCGTGACGACGGTGTGGAACCCACCACCGCCAACGTGCTGGCGCGCATGCGGGCCCAGGGTGGCTTCTCCGACTCGCCCCGGCTTGTCAGCTCCGGCAGCGACCGTCCCCGGCCGCGGCCCGTGTCGCCCAAACCGGGCCCTGCGGCGGCCCGGCCGTCCCGCCCGGCCGTCATCCCGCCCGACTCTGCCCTGGCCAAAGCAATCGGCGACGACAACCGCAAAGTCCTGGACCGCTACCTGGCATCCACGCCACACAAGAACACCGCTGGGCTGTGGCTGCGGCACGTCGACGCCTACCAGATCACAGGCGTCGGGCCTGGCGACCACCCGGCGTACTACCGTCCCTCCACCCGCACGATCCATGTGGACATGGGCAGAGCAACCCGCGGCGACCACGTGCAGGCCCCCGGGGAAGTCATCCTTCATGAGACCGGCCACGCTATCGATCACATCTTGGGCGGCGACACCTACCTCACCGCCGCCCAGCCCGAGTTCCGAGAAGCGCTCAACCGCGACGCCGAGACCCTCTACAGGGCCCGCAGACAGAAGCTCATGGAAGCGCACCATGCTCGCCTGAAGAGCATCGGCCTCCGCGCCCGCGCCGGGCAGCGCATCGAGCTGAGAGACGCAGACTGGCTGCGAGACCGTGGCGTCTTGAAGACGTGGACGGTCAACCGTCAGGCCATCGCTGAAGCCATCAAACGCTTCGACCCCGCTCGGCTCGCTGTAGACCGCTATGAGGTATGTCGCGCCATTGCTGAGGACGTGCGGGCACTACCGAGCCGCGCTTGGCTGGTGGAGGACCTGCTAGAGGCGGCCTACGGGAAAACTTACGTCGCCTCCTACGGGCACGGCCACGGCTACTGGGCCGGGGACGCGCAGCCTGCTGAAGCGTTTGCTGACATGATGGAAGCACAACTTGCGAACCCGGACGCGTGGGCGGCCATCGCCGCCCGATTCCCCACCGCCGCGAAAGTGTTCGACCGGATCGTGAAGGAGGCGCTGAATGGCTGACTGTGGCCCCGAGATGAGAAGACTCATCACTGAGTACGTGGAGCGATTCCATGCGCCCGTGGCCTCCCCCGACGGCGGCGGTATCAGCGGCCTACCCGAGGCCGAAGCGATCGCGGCGCTGAGACGCGCTCTCGAAACCGGCCGGCCTCTGCCCGGCATCAGCTAGTCACTAGCCGACCCCACCTCTAGAACCTGACCCGTGAGGAATCCACCTCGCGAGTTTTTGTGTGCCCCGCGACGGGGCCCAGCCACGAAGGAGGGCGCGATGCCCAACGCCCCCACCGAGACCCTGATCACTGAGCAGCCCGCCGCGAAGCAGCAGGACGCCCCAACCCCCACCCCTACTCAGCCCGCCACGGGCGGGGAAGCCGAGCCCGCGACGGGCGAAGCCGCCCTCGGGGACCCCGGGAAACGCGCCATCGCCGCAGAACGCGACGCCCGCAGGACCGCCGAGACCGCGCTGCGTGACGCACGTACCCGCGCTGAGGCCGCCGACGCCCAGCACGCCACCGAGCTCGCCGAAGCGAGAAAGGCGGCTGAGGAGGCCACGGCGCAGGCGGAAGCGGCCCGGGCCGAGCTGGCGCGGGAGCAGATCGCCCGCCGCCACGGACTCAGCGACGACGACACCGCACTGCTGACCGGCTCGACAGAGCACATGGAAGCCCTGGCCGCCCGCCTCGCCGCTACCCGCCCCGCGGGTAACCCAGCGATACGGGAGGGCGCCATGCCGCAGCTGAACACCACCCCAGCGCAGGAAGCCGCCGCCGCCGAAGCCGCAGGCGACAGGCAGGCCGCTCTCGCAGCGAAGACCCAACAGCTCTTGCAGATGATCCACGCCCAGTAACCCCCTAGCCCGGCCCGCCGGGCATCCCCTCCCCTGAAAGGAGCCACCATGCCCGGCATCACCGGAATGGCCACCACCTACAACTGCCCCAACTACGTCGGCGAGCTGTTCCAGCTCTCCCCCGAGAGCACGCCCTTCCTGTCCGCGATCGGCGGCCTGACGGGCGGCGTGAAGGCCGAATCCACTGTTTTCGGCTGGCAGTCCGACGATCTGCGGGACGCCTCTGACGACCGTCAGCGCATCGAGGGAGCCGACGCGCCCGACCCCGACACCCGAGTCCGCGACGCCGCATACAACGTGTGCGAAATCCATCAGGAAACCATCGCCGTCAGCTACACCAAGCTGTCCGCGATCGGCCAGGTCAAGCCGCTCACCCCGAACGTGACGCCCCTCGGGGAGCAGCCCGTCAAGGACGAGCTGACCAAGCAGATCGAATCCGTAATCAAGGCCGTCGCCCGGGACGTCGAGAAGGGCTTCATCGTCGGCAAGTATCAGCTGCCTACCGACAACACCAAGCCCCGCAAGACTCGCGGCATCCTGGAGGCCATCACCACCAACTCGGTGGACGCCTCCTCCGCGGCCCTCACCGAGGACCTCGTCCTCGACCTGATGCAGAAGGTCTGGGATGCCGGCGGCATCCAGGAGGACGAAACTCGCACCCTCATCGTCGGGGCGAAGCAGAAGCGCGCCCTGACCAAGATCTTCATCGACGGGAAGCGCTACCAGGAGACTTCCCGCAACGTCGGTGGCATCAACTTGCAGACCATCGAAACCGATTTCGGCAAGTGCAACATCATGCTGAACCGGTACATGCCGCCCGAGCAGCTCGCGGTCGTCTCCCTCGACCACTGCGCCCCCGCCTTCCTCGAGGTGCCCGGCTCCGGACACTTCTTCGTCGAGCCTCTGGGCAAGAATGGCGCGGCCTCGCGATCCCAGCTGTACGGGGAGATCGGCCTGATGTACGGCGCCGAGCGCGCCCACGGCAAGCTCATCAACCTCGGGTGACGAGGCATGACATGAAGCTGCACAGCCCAGAGCACCCGAACCTGTACATCCCCAAGCACGAAGTGCAGTTCGAGGACGGTCACGCCGAAGTCCCGGACGCAACCGGCCGCAAGATCCTCACGGAATCCCCCCACATCCGCGAGATCCAGCCCGAACCCGAACCGGAACCACCCCGCCGGAAACGCTAACCACGGAGGGAGGCCGCCGCTATGGCAATCATCACCGCCGAAGACATCCTGCTGTTCCGCCCCGACGCGGAGCCGAGGCAGGTTGAGGCGCTGATCAGCGACGTCCTGGCGGCGGCCTCCGCCATCCCCGGATTCCGCCCGGACGAACCCGACGCCGCCAAAGCCGCGCGGGCACTGAAGGTTTTGCGGTGGGCGATCATTCGGCGTCTCGACTCCGGCTCCGGCGCTGAAACGTCGGTGACGGAGACAGCAGGTCCGTGGACCCAGACGCACCAGTACGGCGCGAAGTCTCTGCTGCTGCTGACCGATGAGGACCTCGCTGAGCTGCGCCGCATCTACCGCAGCGACGCCCACAAGGCGTTCATGCTCAACACCGCGCCTCGGGCCCGGGTGCCGCTGTGAGCG